ATGATATTTGGGGCGATTACTTTACTTTATTCAATGAAAAATTCAGGACACCACAATGAGTAGCGTTAGTTTAGTAGGAATGACAACCCCAAGCGCATCTACAGGATGCAGTACTGCAGAAGATTTAATTGCTTATGCTGCACGAGTAAGTAATCCAGATAATCAAAATCACCCAGAGAGCGCTCCACGACTGCTACGGTATCTTATCAAACATGGGCACTGGAGCCCTTTCGAGATGGTAAATGTTACTATGGAAATTCGCACAACTCGAGATATTGCTCGACAGATGTTGCGACACCGTAGCTTTAGCTTTCAAGAATTTAGCCAACGATATGCAATTGCAGAAGACTTTCACTATCGTGAGGCACGACTACAAGACCCTGCAAATCGCCAGAACAGTATTGAACTTGAAGGCACAGAAGATTTTGGCAAGGGCGGGAACAAAACGTACCAGGAGCGCCTCTACGAAGACTGGAACATGAAGCAGGCAAAAGTATTGGACGCTTCAAAAAAAGCGTATAAGTGGGCTATTGATAATGGTATTGCAAAAGAGCAAGCTCGTGCTGTTTTACCCGAAGGCAATACCGTGTCTACAGTTTATATGGCAGGAAACCTTCGCTCATGGATTCATTATTGCGAATTGCGGCGGGGTCATGGCACTCAGAAAGAGCACATGATAGTTGCAGATCAATGCTGGGAAATTATTCGTCAGCACTTTCCTAGTGTTGCGGAGGCTTTGGAATGATTGTACATGACCCAGTAAATAGTCCTGTACATTACAAGCGAGATGATATAGAATGTATAGATGCGATGAGACAAACAACATCTGAAGAAGGATTTTCGGAATACTGCCGCCTCAACGCATTCAAATATATCTGGAGAGCAAACAACAAACAAAATAAAGAACAGGACATTCAAAAAGCCGTATGGTATCTACGAATGTCAATAGGAGATGATCCACGTGAGTAAAGGCAGCAGATCACGAGTAGAGAACACAACAACATTTTACGAAAATTGGGAGAAAATCTTTGGTACGCAGAGTAAAGAAGAAAGACTACGAGAACCTGACAGACTCGAATATAGAGAAAGTGATTTCTCAACTGAACGCCAAGCAACCTATTTCCAAGAAGGAAGCATGCAGTATGCTGAATATCGCATACAATACCACGCGCCTTCAGAAGATAATTGATGATTACCACGATAAAAAAGAGTATAGAGCACTACGTAAGAAGCAGAATCGCGGACGAGGAGCAACAGATGGAGAAATTTGTGAAGCAGTTGAACGATACTTATCCGGAGACTCTATCGCAGAAATCGCGTCAGGACTCTATCGAAGCAGTGGATTTATCAAAGGACTCATCGAACGAGTCGGAGTCCCAAGCACTGGAAACGAAAGTGGAACGGTTAGTCTCCCTGATTCATGCGTTGCGGAGTCATTCGAAGACGGAGAAATCGTCTGGTCAGCAGTGTACAACAAACCAGCCCGAGTTGACCACGAAGTCTCAATCGACTACCAAGCAGAAAAAGCAGGATTCATAGACGTAAACTACGAGAAGAAGTATGGCAGTAAATGCTATGGAATCTACATCATGGAAGATATTCGAGAAGATGTGGACAAGTGGGCAAATGTAGAGAAGGGTGGTTTCTCCGCCTACTCCCTTGCGTATGATCTCGGGAAGCTCTCCCACCTTAAAAAGTACGGAGTTGATTTATCACGTATCTAAAAATATTTCTTGACTTTGATCGCTCATGTCGGTATAATATACTATATTGAAATGAGGAGAATATCAAATGGAATTATTAGCAGGAATGCTTGTATTCGCCGCCTGTGCGGTATGTCTAGCGGTCTACTTAGTATTGATAGTAGATGAGCGATAGATTTTATCAACAACAATTAGAGGCTACGGGCAACTGTCCGGGAGCTACACAATCACAAACTAGAAGGAAACGTAAAATGGCATGGACAGACGAGCAGAAAACTGAGGTTATCGAAGCGTATGAAGCCGCTAACCCAACTCCAGAGAACAGCATGGAGATCGTCGCAGAAATCGCAGAGCAGTTTGAGCAGTCACCCAACGGTGTACGAATGGTTCTTACTAAAGCTGGCGTATACGTAAAAAAGTCCCCCGCCTCTGGTGGGACATCAAAAGCGAGTGGAGCAGCGACAACTAGAGTTTCTAAGGCCGCAGCTATCGAATCGCTTACAGCAGCACTTACTGATGCAGGTCAAGAAGTTGACGAAGAGATCGTTAGCAAGTTGACTGGCAAAGCAGCAATGTACTTTGCAGGTGTTATCGCAGCAGTAAACGGCTAATTCTTGGGGCGAAAGCCCCTTTCACACCCTAAGCAAGTCGGCACGGAAGAAGATTCTGCCAACCCGCTTCATTAGGAGCATATGTGAAAAAAGAAGAACTAGCACGGCTCGTCGATGAGTACGGTGATGCTGTAATCACTTATCGTAGTGAAAACAGTAATAAGTTGAAATACAATGTTTGTACATTGGACTTCAGCACGCCTTACGTTCAACAAAAGAAAAACAGAGCAAAAGAATCGAAAGATACTCTTTTGCTTTTTTGTTGGGACACCGACTCCTTTCGCCTACTCAAACCACAGAACGTGACGAGTGTAGTGCCGCTATCTTCGATTCTTAAGAACGGAGAATAGCTATGGAACTATACCAAGCACCGGAAGTATATGAGAAGGTAATTCATTACGATGAAATCAAAGAGGTACAGGTTAGACTTACCATTAATTGTTTCAGAGGTATAGAGTACTTACATGTTCGTAAGTATTATCTTGACTTTGAGGAAGAGTGGAAGCCTAGTAATGAAGGCATAGCAATGCCCCTTGACTTTGACAACTCAAGGAATCTTTTCGTCGGGCTAGTAGAAATCTTATCGCTTGCAGAAAGTAAGGAAATTATTGAGGAACATTTCTCAGATCTGATTAAGGACTTATACTCAAAATAGTTCTTGACTTTTATTCCTTCTTTCTGTATAATATAGTTTATTGAGTGAGGGAATCATATGTATCATTTTTTGGAAAAGGCTTCTGCAATGTACTACTCGGGTACTCCGATAATCTCGGATGCTGAGTTTGATTCATTATGTAGGCTGTACAATTATCAGGCTGTGGGACACGTCGTTACCGATGCTACTCCACACCTGTTTAAAATGTACTCTCTACAGAAAGTCTTTAACATTAATGATATAGATGTTTCTGGAGCTGCATACGTGCAGACTCCTAAGCTCGATGGCGCGGCAGTGTCGTTACATTATGTTGACGGCCACTTTGCACAGGCTCTAACTCGTGGAGACGGTAATCTCGGCAGAGATATTACGTTAAAACTTGAAGAGCTGGTGCCTGCCCGTATCGGAGCTGTTGGCAACGTCCAGATTACTGGCGAAGTCGTAGCTCCTGATACAATACCCAATGCCCGTAACTTTGCGGCGGGGTCTCTCAATCTAAAAGACTTGAGTGAGTTTCGTAATCGTTCCAAATCCTTGCGGTTTGTAGCATACGATATTCAAGGCGAGTCAGTCAATATTGAGAAATTTTCGCACGCAATGGACGGACTAGCTAAAGAAGGCTTCAATGTTATTACTACTTTTGATGCTACTGACTATCCTACGGACGGCTCAGTGTTTCGAGTAGATAACTATGCAACCTTCTACGGTATGGGGTATACAGCTCACCATCCTCGAGGTGCTTTTGCTCTCAAAGAGCAGAAGGACGGGGTAACTACAGAATTGCTTAATGTTGTGTGGCAAGTAGGTAAGTCCGGGGTTGTCAGTCCTGTGGCTATACTGAAGCCTGTGTTAATAGGAGATGCCGAAGTGAGCCGCGCAACTCTACACAATATTGAGTATATTCGCGCTCTCGACCTAGAGATAGGTTGCGAAGTTGAAGTTATACGTAGCGGGGAGATTATTCCACGAATCGTGAGACGAGTGGACATCGAGAAAAATAGTTCTTGACTTTCAGCTCAACTTTGCGTATAATATCTTTTCACTTAATCGGAGTAGTCCATGTTTCAAGAAATCTTTCCCCCTACTAACTGCCCATCTTGTGATGGTGAGTTGCAGTGGGTAAATGATTCTCTGTACTGCCGTGCCTCGTTGTGTCCCGCACAGAACAGCAAAGCAGTGGAGCATTTCGCTAAGACAATGAAGATCAAGGGCTTAGGCCCTGCGTCTATTCAGCGTCTTGGCTGGGCGTGCCCGTCCGATATTTACAACGCTTCTAGCGAAAGTATCTTAGCATCGTTGGGCTCCGAGAAAGTGACATCTAAACTTGAGGCGGAGATCGTTAACTCGTTTAACGCTCCCCTCGAGTTTCTTTTACCTGCCTTTGGTATTCCTCTAATCGGAAAAACGGCAACACTAAAGCTGTCTGAGACTATTAACTCTATATTTGAAATCAATGCAGACACTTGTGAGCGTGCCGGATTAGGTCCAAAAGCAACGCAGTACTTACTAGATTGGATGGAAAGTGATTTATCTTTCTTTCTAGAAACCATGCCTCATAGCTGGTATTTCTCAGATACTCCACCTCCTGCTGTGAGTAAAGGTAGTGTGTGTATTAGCGGACGTTTGAAGAGTTTCAAATCGAAAGCTGATGCTACTTCTGCTTTGAACGCGGCTGGATACGAAGTTAAATCTAGTCTAACAAAACAGGTAGGCTTTCTCATCAATGAAGGTGGGAGTGAGTCTGCTAAAACACGACAAGCCAGAGATACTGGCGTTACTATAGTAACTGATCTTAGATCATTTTTGGAGAATTAAATATGGC